CCCTATGAAGTCTTCAATGTATTAGAAGCTTGGGGATTAGATAAAGATTTCTATCTTGGTAATGTAATTAAATATCTAGCTAGAGCTGGAAAGAAAAGTAAGACAACAACAAAAGAAGACTTACAAAAAGCTTTAGTATATTTACAAAGAAGAATTGACTCACTATGACTTGGATTAAATTACTATCTCTTATCTTAGGATTAAATGCTTTAGCATTTTTCTGGATTGTTATTAATGCAATGACAAGACCAGTATATAATAAGATGCACAATATGTATCAAGATGATGAGAAAGGAAGAGCTATTGCAAACTGGACTATATTTGCCATGATAATTGTAGCTTTTCTTTTAGGATATATATTCGGGTAGCTTCTTCTTTAGTAAATCCTCTACCCTGTCAAGAAAGTCCCTGGATTTTATTCGGGGATTTTTTTATTTAAAATATTTTTTGTATATTATATATGTATACATTTAATATTTATAACCATGGACATTTTAAATTTTATTTCTTGGATCAGAGGTGGCAGAATTGTTACTACAGTAGATCCTAACAAAACATTAATTCCTGTAGGTCTTAAAGATGGCCGAAGAGATGATGAGTATCTTGCAGGTGCTATTTCTGTAACAGATCTTGCTGCTCAAATTGGCGGTGGAGGTGGCGGTGGACTAGACATTGAAACTATTACTGTTGATATGGGCCCATTAAGTGTTCAATTTAATACGCCAGAAGAAATAAACTATATTTTTGCTGGGTCTGATACATATCTAAATGCTAAATCATCTATTATATCTTTATCTGATGGTAGTTATTTAGTTGGTCCGCAACTAGGTGCTAGTGTTCCAGCATAATTTTATTCTTAGTAAATATAATATTTAAAATATATAACAATGCTTATAAAAAATTACCCAGAAACTATTTGGTTACCAAAAGATACACAAGTAGTAGCAGATTCATATCAAGTTAGATATGGTACTATTAATCCATACTCTGCACCAATGAGTGTAGCAACTTTAGCAACAACATATGGTATAGTATTAAATTATAACAATTATGTTTATGCTAGAGATCCTAATATTGAGTATACAGATTTTCAATTACTAACAGGAGAGAATGGAGTTACTTATCCTCAAAACAATGAAAGTATTTATATTAAATTTAAAGTACAATATCCAAATCTTAAACAGGTTTATATTGTATTTATAATAAAGACTTCTGTTCCTGCATAATATTTTTTTACTATGGATATTTTAAACTGGATTTACTTAAAAACATCTGGTCTTATTAGATCAACAGCAAATAATGCTGATACAGATCTAATTGCTGTAGGAGCTAATGTAGGACCAATTCAAAGAGGTGATAGCTACCAAACATATGCAATGACATTAAAAGATTTGTCACTTGCAGGAGATGTAGCTAATACAGCATACTACAGTCTTGATTATGGTGTTGATGGTCCAGCTATTAATGTAACAACACAAAAAGGTATAGTTGAGATTACTAATTTTACAGGTAGTCTTCCTGCACCATCATTTGCCGGTGCTTTATATTTTGTAATTAACAATCCAGAAATTACATACGGTAATGCAGATAATATCTATGTGCAATTAACCCCGTACTATAAACCATTTGGAGATGATAACTTTATCCCCTATATCATAGCATCCGGAGCTCTTTCTGGACAAGAAACTAAAATTTATAATGCAAGTCCTCAACCTGCTGGAACTAATCAAGGAGAAGGCTTGTTATATATCTATTATGAACTATATCAAATTAACTAAATAAATAAATAAAAAATGGCAACTTGGTCAACATTACACATCTTTGGGTACGGAGAGACTCAATTAATTGGAACTGATTCTAATAAGAAAGTTCCTACATCTGCATTAACTAAAGTGCAAGCAGTAGTAGATAATGTATATTCTTTCAAACCAGAAGGAAATCCTGCAACTGAAGTATATCATGCTATCAATATCTTCAATGATCTTTTTGCAGATTGGCAAACATCTGAACCAAATGTAGAAGGTTGGAGAGTTCAATTTGCAGAACTAAATAAAACTGCTCTTGATGAGTTAGTAGCTGAGATTGAAGCATATACCCCACCAACTGAAGAAAACTAATAACTAAAAGTAAATACCATCATGTTACAAAATTTAACTAACTTTTTTAGTCTTATAGCCGGCAATCAAGTTAAAACATCTGTTGAACCAAATGATCTAATTGTATTAGGCACAAGAGATACAAGATATGGTGGTAGGTACAAACCATCAGCAATCAGAGCTTGTGATCTTGGAGGAGGTGGTGGTGGATCTAATGCTGTAGAAGTATTAGGATCTGGAACTTGTTCTACATATAGATGTGCAGTAGGTAATATTGCATCCGGACCGTATTCAGCATCTCTAGGTGGACAATGCAATACAGCAGGAGGAACACATACAATTGTTGGTGGTGGTTTTTCTAACTGTGCTGTTGGATGTGCTGGTACTATTGCTGGTGGAACATTAAACGTTGCTGGAACAGGTACTGGTAGTTCATGTTGTTGCTTACTTGGTGACTCAGGTATCGGTGGTGTTGGTGTAGGAGAATTATTACAATCTTGTTATAGTACAGTAACCGGAGGAATTGGAAATAAATCATTTGGTCTAGGTTCATTTATAGGAGGAGGACAATCTAATACAGCAGAAGCTGCATATAGCAGTATTGCTGGTGGATGTGGTAATAGTGCTCAACATATGAATACTCATATTCTGGGTTCTGGAATTACTACAACTGAAGCTAACTCAACATTTGTTAATGCCTTAAATATAGTATCCTTAAGTGGATCAGTAGGTTGTTCTGTTGCGGTTGGATCTAATGGTAAACTAGTTGCTTCAAGTGGAGGAGGATCTTCAATTATAGTAGTTGGTACAGGTTTACGTTCAACAGTTAGATGTGGTAATAGCAATAATGCAAGTGGTGCTTGTTCAACAGTAAGCGGTGGTCAATGTAATACAGCTAGTGGTTATGGTTCAACAGTAAGTGGAGGTTATCTTAATATTGCAAGTTTTAATAATGCTACTATTGGTGGAGGTATCCGTAATACTGCAAGTGGTTTTTATTCTACAGTAAGTGGAGGTAGATTAAATACTGCAAGTAATGATTTTTCATTTATAGGCGGTGGACTTTGTAGTACTGCAAGTGGTTTATATTCAACAGTTGGGGGTGGTACTCAAAATGTTGCAAGTGGATTTAAATCTACAGTTTCTGGCGGACAAGAAAATTGTGCATTTGGTGAACTATCTTTTATAGGTGGTGGTACTGGTCATACAGCATGGTATAGAGCAACGGTAGCAGGTGGAATAGAAAATACTGCAAGTGGTTCATGTTCATTTATAGGCGGTGGTCAATGTAATACAGCTAGTGGTTATTCTTCAACAATAAGTGGGGGTACACGTAATACTAATAGTGGAATTAGATCATTCATAGGTGGAGGTAATTGTAATACCATAAGTGGAAATGTTTCAACAATTAGTGGAGGTTATAATAATAATGCATTTGGAAATTCTTCAACAATAGGTGGTGGTAATGGTAATATAACTTCTTGCACTTCTGATTTTTCAACAGTAAGTGGAGGTTATCTTAATGCAGTATCTGGTTATTCTTCAACAATTGGTGGTGGTAGAAGTAATACTGCAGACACTTGTTTTTCAATTATCAGTGGAGGTAATTGTAATACCATAAGTGATTATTCTACAGGATCATTTATTGGAGGAGGCAATTGTAATACTATAAGTGGCTATTCTACATGGTCATTTATTGGAGGAGGTAACTCTAATAATGTTACTTTTTCTGGACCTGCCGTTGGACAATATAGAGGATATGGTGTAGTAACAGGTGGTATTGGTAACAACACAACTGGTGGAACCTGGTCTAATTTTGGAAGTGGTTGTTTTACAGTAGCACCTACAAAAGTTACTAATATAGGAAGGCTAACTTTTATTGGAAATGGTTTTCAAAATATTACAATAGGGGATTATTCATCTGTTATAAATGGATGCAATAATACAGCAAGTGGTTATTTTTCATTTATTGGGGGTGGTAGATGTAATACAGTTTGTAGTACTCGATCAGCAATTGTAAATGGATCCAATAACACCATATCTGGTTATTCTTCAACTATTAGTTCAGGAACTAATAATACAATTACTAATTTAGCTCAAAGTTCAAGTATAGCAAGTGGAAGTTGCAACACTATTTGTTCATTTAATTCATTTATTGGAGCAGGTTCAAATAATACTACTCGTGGAACGTGTAGTGGTATAGTTTCTGGAAATTTAAATATAACAATAGGTTGTACTTCAGGTATAGTTGCTGGAGTAAATAATAATACATCTGGTGTATCATCATTTGTAGGTGGTGGGGGTGGACATGTTGCTTCAGGTCTCAACTCAAGTATTAATAGCGGAATTTCTAATACAGTTTCAGGAAATTATTCATTTATTGGATCAGGAATATCAAATACAGCATCAGCTTACTTAACTGGCATTTTAGGAGGTAGAAATAACATTGCTTCATGTGATTGTTCATTTATTATAGGTTCAAATATCACATCTGATAGAGTTTGCACAACTTTTGTAAATGCTCTTTCTATGAAAACAGTACCAACATCAACAGCTGGTTTACCATCAGGTACAGTTTGGAGATGTACTGTAGATAATATATTAAGAATTATTCCATAACAAAATATTCTTATTTTTGTTATATGAATACTATAATAAAGATCTATGGTCTACCAAGATCAGGAACTAATCTTTTATACTTTTTGTTTTCATTAAATTTTTATGAACCACTTTGTGGTCATGATCATCATGGTATTCACTATTTAGGCTGGAAGCATAGCAAACCATCAGATATAGACACAATAAAGTTGATTGAAAAACTATCTAATGTTAGTATAAAATTTATTTTTATTATTAGAAATTTTGATGATTGGAAACAATCTATTTTAGACAAACATATTGGTAGTCATCCCTTTACACATCCAACTTATTCTAATAATGAAGGAGAATTATTATATCAAACTCCTAATGGTTTTGAGAAATATGAGAATTTTTATCACCTTTATACTGAATATATTAATTCTTACAGTAACTTTATAAATAATAATCCAGATAATTCACTTTTAATTGCATATGAAGATTTGCAAATGAGTCAGGAAGATGTAATTATAAAAGTTAAAGAAAAGTTTAATTTAACTATGGTTTATAAAAATCCAATGCCAGTTTATAAAACTGTTCAAATGAATGAAAGACTATAAACATTACACAATAATATGAAAAATAACTATACTGAAATAGAAGGTTGGTGTACAGAAGAAATAACAACTCTCTATAATAGAGCAATCCAAGAAGCTAAGGATGGATCTGTTTTTGTTGAACTAGGTTGTTATAAAGGTAAGTCTACATGTTACATGATTGATAAGATCAAAGAAAGTGGTAAAAAAATTGAGTTCTATGTAATAGATAATTTTTCAACACTTGGCAATGTAGAACAAGAATTTAAAGAAAATCTTGGACAAGATAGACTAGATACTATTACTTTTATAAATGAAGATTCTGCACAAGCAAATAGACATTTACCAGTAGATTCTGTAGACTTTATATTTATTGATACAATTCATGAAGCATATCACCTTGTAAATGAAATAAACTCATGGCAAACAAAACTTAAAAAAGGTTGCTTAGTTTCAGGTCATGATTATCACCACACTGATATGAAAGATGCATTTGATAGGTTAGGAATTCAGTTATATAATGTAATCTTATCATCTATTAACTATCACGAAGGTACAGTTTGGAGACATACAAGTTGGTGGTATATTAACTAATATAGATTTATGAATATTATAATGTCACTTTGGACAAAACCATGTACAGAAGGAAAAGCTCATGGTTATAATACTGTAGAAGCAATGATGGAAAGCATTGTTGTTTCTTCTAATGTAGCAAAAAAGCATTATTCAGAAATACATTTTTATACTGATAAATTAGGCTATGAGTGGATAACACCATACTTAGATCAGTTACCATTTACTAAAATAGAAGTATGTTTAGATAAATGTAATTGGGTACCAGATGGTTTTTGGAGTTATGTTAAAGTATATGTTTATTCTTTACAAAAAGAACCATTTATACATATAGATAATGATGTATTCATATGGGACAAAATACCAAGTAACTTTATTGAAAGTAATGATTTTATATTTGAAAGGTTAGAAAATACAGATAACGATCACTATAGATTTTATGATGAAGGTCTAAAATTTTTTAAAGATGCAGTTCATCCTGAGTTTACCAAATATAATTATGCAGTAAACTGTGGTGTTTTTGGATGTTTAACACAGAGAGCTTTAGATCTTTTACCTAAGTATATAGAATATGGTGATCATCTTATAGAAGGTTCATTAAACCATGAAAAGATTAGTTTAGAATTAGATAACTTTAGAATAAGTGCAAGTGTAATACTTGAGCAATTATTTATTTACTCACTTGTAAAAGATAATAACTTATTAATGGGCTTGCTTCTTAATGAAAATGCTGAGTCACTGCTTTCAATGAGATATAGTCATATGGTTGCTGGAAGTAAAAGACAGGGTATTGTAGAAAGAAAAATCAAAGAAAGAGTTTTACTTAAAAATTGGGATTAATTTTATATATTTGTTTCTGTAACTAAAACAGAAACCAATGAATATTATTTTTCAAATTAGTGGAGGCCTAGGTAAATCTATCATGGCCACTGCTGTTTGTTCTGCGATCAAGAAAAAGTATCCAGAAGCAAACCTTATTGTAGTATCTGCTTATGCAGATGTATACTTAAATAACCCCAATGTACATAGAGCTTATAACTTTGGGGGATTCAGTTATTTTTATGATGAGTTTATTGACGGCAAAGAGTTTAAGATCTTTGCTAATGATCCTTATCTAGAAACAGCACATGTTAAACAGAATGAACACCTGATTAAAACCTGGTGTGAAATGTTTGATGTACCTTATAATGGTGAACAACCAGAGTTATTCTTAACTGAAAGAGAAAAACAATTTTATGAGAATAAATTTGTAGCAGATAAACCAGTAATGGTTATTCAAACAAATGGTGGTGCACAAACAGAACATAAGTATTCTTGGGCACGTGACCTTCCTTCTACTACTGTAGTTAAAATAATTGAGCATTTTAAAGATGAATATTATATTGCACATATCAGAAGAGAAGATCAACTAGGATATGAGCATACTATTCCTGTAACAGACTCATTCCGAGGACTTTGCATTTTATTATCTTTAAGTTCTAAAAGACTTCTTATTGATAGTTTTGCACAGCATGCTGCTGCTGCATTAAACTTACCTTCTACAGTTTGTTGGATTGCTAACAAACCAAAAGTGTTTGGTTATGAATTACATGATAATATTCAAGCCAATGCATTTACAAATAAACCAGAACTTAGAAATGCTTACTTAAGTAAATTTAATATTGCTGGTGACTTGATTGAATTCCCATACAATAGTGAGAATGAAATCTTTGACTTAGAAACTATTATTGAATCTTTAGGTAAGTAATTATGGAACAATTATTTTTTCAGTCCTCTATGCCGAGGTCTGGCAGTACTTTGCTGCAAAATATATTTGCACAAAATCCTGACTTTTATGCAACTCCAACATCAGGTGTATTAGAACTTGTATTTGCTGCAAGAGGTAACTATACTAGTTCACCAGAATTTAATGCACAAGATCCTGAATTAATGAAAAAAGCATTCTTAGCTTTTTGCCAGAAAGGAATGCAAGGATACTATGAAGCTATTACAGATAAGAAATATGTAATTGATAAATCTAGAGGTTGGGGTATTCATTATGACTTCTTAAATACAATCTATCCACAACCAAAGATTGTTTGTATGGTTAGAAATCTTAAGGATGTGTTTGCATCTATGGAGAAAAACTATAGAAAGAATCCGGAGAAACAAGATCCAATTCTTGACTGGTCAAAAATGCAAGGAACATCTGTACCAAAAAGAATTGATATCTGGGCTCAGAATCCTCCCGTAGGAATGGCTTTAGAAAGGCTTTCAGAGATCTTTAGAATGGGATTGGATAAGCATATTCACTTTGTTAAGTTTGAAGACTTGTGTATGTATCCAGAGGATACCATGAAAGGTATCTATAAGTATCTTGGTGTAGATAACTATGAGCATGACTTTGATAATATTGAACAAGTAACTCAAGAAGATGATACTGTATATGGTGCTTTTGGTGACCATGTAATTAGACAAAAGTTGGAAGTAGTACCATCTAGAGCTAAAGATATCTTAGGCAAAGATGTAGTTGATTGGATCTGGAATAATTACCAGTGGTATAATCAAGCTTTTAACTATAGACAATGATAGTTGTATTATTTGGTCAACCCAATTGTGGTAAGACTACCTTAGCAACTGAGTTAAGTAAGCATCTTGCAGATAGTGAAGTTATTGATGGTGACAGATTTAGAGAACTGTTTAAGAATACAGATTACTCTAAAGAAGGTAGAATGACTAACTTAAAGAAAGCTTGTGATATAGCATTTTACTTACATCAAAATAAACTCAAGTCAAATATTATTTTATCTATGGTATTTCCTTATATTGAAGTAAGGGAATATCTTAGATCATTACATCCTAAGACTCATTTCTTCTTTTTAACATATGAAGAACCAAGAGGAAGAGAGAATTATCATGTAGCAGATTTTGATTATCCTAAAGCTGCAGAAAATGCAGTTATACTTGATACAGACAAGTATACAATAAAAGAAAGTATTGATAAAATAATGGAAGTATTATGGGACAGGAATGGGGAAAGATAGTTCATGTTAAATCATCACTACAACCAAAACCAGAGCAGTATGCTATGTTTGTAGGTAGATGGCAACCATTACATGATGGTCACAAAGCTTTGTTTAGAAGAGCTTTAGATGAAGGCAAAAAAGTTTGGATTGCAATTAGAGATGTAGCACCAGATGAAAAGAATCCTTGGACAGCAGAGGAAGTATTGTTAAATATTTCTAATAACTATGCAAGTTTAATTAACTCTAATAAACTATATGTATCAATTATACCTGACATATGTTCAGTAGAATTTGGTAGAGGTGTAGGATATGATATCATAGAACATGTCCCGCCCGCGCAGGTAGGAGAAATTTCAGCTACTAAGATTAGAGAAAAAATGAAACAAGATGAAAGAAAAAATTAAAAAGTTTCAGATTAGATTTAATGTAAATAGTCAATCTGAAAATGAAAGATGGAGACTTATTACTGATGGTCAGGAAACCCTTGTTTCTAATATCATTATTAATGGCCATACTTATACTACTATGGACTGGATGGAAGAACTCCAGGAATACAAATGGCATGTTAGCTGTGAAGGATTTGTAGAAGTAAAGAATAACATTGCTTATGTTACAACAGTAAAAGAGGAATCTGTTTTAGTTAGACATATCTTAAAGACAGTATCCTACAGAATTCTTGGGACACTGACTACTGTTATTGTAGCATACTCAATTAGTAAATCTATAACCATTTCTTCTATTCTTGGAATAAGTGAGGTTTTACTAAAACCACTTATATATTTTATACATGAGAGACTTTGGTATAAGCATATAAGAATTGGAAAAGGTCCTAAATAGTTAGGGCCTTTTTTGTTTTTCCAGATATTTTTAGTATATTATAGTATACTATATTTATACTCTATACAATGTCAATAGGAAATCTAAAAGATTATGGAAATAAGGGAAATAACTTTCCATGGCAATACAAGATGCTTTTAGGTCTTGATAGTATTAATAACAGTATTATTACTACTAGTGTTATAAACACTAATACAATGGCAACGGATGCTTTTGGAAGACAAAGAGTATCTAGCCCCCTTACACTATTTGATTCATCACATAGATATAAAGACAATGGTCTTTGGAATACATCTACTGCTAGTGGTGGTGCTGCTGTATTCAGTCCTAATGAAGGTTTAGTTAATCTAAATGTAACTACAACAAGTGGATCACAAGTATTACGGGAAACTGCTAAAGTATTTTCTTATCAACCCGGTAAGTCATTATTAGTACTTAATACATTTGTAATGGCTCCGGCTCAAACTAACCTGAGACAAAGAGTAGGTTATTTTGGTACACAAAATGGTATATATATTCAGTTAAATAATAATACACTAAGTTTTGTTGAAAGAAGTTTAGTTACTGGAGTAGTTACTGAATCTGTAGTAAATCAATCAGCATGGAATGCAGATAAAATGGATGGTACAGGTCCTTCAGGTATAGTATTAGATATTACAAAAGCTCAGATCTTATTTATGGATATTGAGTGGTTAGGTGAAGGAACCGTAAGATTAGGTTTTATTATTGATGGGAATTTCATTCTTTGCCATAGATTTAATCATGCTAATTTAATTACCTCAACATATATTACTACAGCTTCATTACCTTTAAGATATGAGATTACTAATACAGGTGTAACAGCATTAGCTAGTACACTTAAACAAGTATGTTCTAGTGTAATTTCTGAAGGTGGTTATGAGTTAAGAGGAGCACAACAAGCTATTGGTACTTCTATTACAGCTCCAAGAACTTTTGCAGTTGCTGGAACATATTATCCAATAAATGCTCTTAGATTAAAATCTACAGCGCTAGATGCTGTAGTTATTCTTACAGCAACATCAATATTAGGTTTAGGTAATGGTAAAAATTATGCATGGAGAATTGTACAATCTGCTACTGTTACTGGTGGATCCTGGGTATCAGCAGGTGCAGATTCTTCAGTAGAATATAACCTTACAGGTACATCTGCTGCAGGTGGTAGAGTATTAGCCCAAGGTTATGTAAACTCATCTAATCAGGGATCACCTAGCATTAATATATTAAAAGAAGCTCTATTTGCTTCTCAACTAGAAAGAAATAGTTTTACATCAACTCCATATGAACTTGTTATTGAAGTTGCTATAGATGCAACAGGTGGTACTTTAGGTATATACGTTTCAATGGATTGGGAAGAAATAAGTAGATAATTAAAAAATAAAAACTATGTCAGTAGGTAATATAAACTCATACGGAGATAAGAAGAATAACTTCTCTTTTCAGTACAGAGTACTTAAGGGTATTACAGATGTCTTAACTGCAATTACCGGGATCACTATTAACGTAGATCCAGAAGCTAAAACTACTACTATTATCAGAGCAACTGCTGCAGGAACTGTAACAGCAGGTAAGAACAGTGTATCATTTGGTAATGTAGGACTAGCAAATGCAACTGTAAAAGGAGTAACACTTAAGCCCGGAGAAACTATCAATTTTGATGCCGGAGCAATTAATAATACTCTAGATGCAATAGCATATGACGCAACAGGAACAGAATTATTAATTATTCATATTGTATAACACATGAGTACACTAATTCAATTAGCAACTCCGCCACCGGCTTCCTGTTGTTGGATTGTTCAGTGTGGAACTGGTACAAATTCTACCTGTAGAATCTGTAGTTCAAATACTGCATCTGGTAACTATTCAACAGTATTTGGTAAAAGTAATACTGCATCTAATGCATATTCTGCAGCATTAGGAGGTAAGTCAAATACAGCAAGTGGATGCTATTCATTTATTGGAGGCGGTATTTCTAATACTGCAAATAGTTGTAGAGCAACGATTGCGGGCGGTCAATCAAATATAGCTTCGGGTGGTAATTCCACTTCAACAGGTGGGTATCAAAATACCTCTAGTGGTTATATGGCATCAATTTCAGGAGGATTTCTAAATACTGTAAGTGGATCTTACTCTGCAATTAGTGGAGGTAGAAATAATATTGTTACGAGTGTTTCTTCAGTTATTGTCGGTGGTTGTTGTAATTCAGCATCTGGGCTTAGAAGCAATATTGTTGGAGGGTTTAAAATATTAAATAATGCCATAGATTCTTTTGTTGGAGGTGGAAATTGCAATAATGTATGTAATTCAACAAGTGGATGTTTAGCTTATGGCGCGGTTGTAGTCGGGGGTGTTGGAAACAATACAAGTTGTGGTACATGGTCATTAGCATCTTGTGCATTTACTGCTGCACCAGCTATAGTTAATGCAGGTCAATTTTCTTTCATAGGTGGTGGATTTCAGAATCAAGCAACCGGAACATATTCTACTGTAGGTGGTGGTATTATAAATAGAGCAACAGGAAGTATTTCTACAATAGGTGGAGGATGTAATAATTTTGCATCTAATAGTTTTGCAACTATAGGTGGGGGATGTACAAACACAGCTTCGGGTCTTTATGCAACAGTAAGTGGTGGACAATCAAATACAGCTTCTGGTTATCGTTCTGCTATTGGTGGTGGTTGTGGAAATACCGCATCAGGAAATTCATCATCAATATTAGGTGGTTGTGCAAACATAGCTTCGGCAGGATGTTCAGCAGTTTTAGCAGGTATACAAAATACTTCAGTATCAGTAGCATCTGCAGTTTTAACAGGACGTTGTAATACTGCATCGGGTGTTTATTCAACAATTAGCGGGGGGTATAAAAATTCAACCCTTAATGATTATGCATTTATTGGAAATGGAGATTTTAATAGGGTATCATCATCATTTGCTAGTATTGTAGGAGGACGTTGTAATTGTGTTTCAGGGCTTAGTTCAGTAATAGCGGGAGGATTTAGAAATCAAGCTCAAGCAAATAACACATTTATAGGCGGTGGTATTTGCAACAATACTTGTAATTCAACAAGCGGTTGCCTTGCATTAGGTGCAGTAGTCGCAGGAGGTGTTGGTAACAATACCAAGTTTGGTATATGGGATTTAGCCACATGTACATTTACTTCTCCTCCAACTATATTTAGTGCAGGTTTATATTCCTTTGTAGGTGGTGGTATACAAAACAATGCTATTGGTAATTGTTCATTAGTAGTAGGAGGTATTGGTAATATAGCTTGTGGAACGGGAACTTTAATTGTAGGAGGAAGAAGCAATTGCTCAAATGGTTCGGATGGTGCTATTTTAAGTGGATATTTAAATGTTAATAGTGGCTCCTCAAATGCTATATTAGGAGGACAACAAAATACTATTTCGGCAGCAAATTTCAATATTATTGGTGTTGGTTATGCCAATACGGTATCATCGGCTTATGGTGCGGTTCTTTCGGGACATACCAATACAACTTCGGGTGTATTTGCAGCAATTGCGGGTGGTAAATCAAATACCGCATCTGGTCTTGTATCATTTGTAGGCGGTGGTTGTAACAATGTTGCTAGTGCTGCTTGTTCAACAGTAAGCGGTGGTTATGTAAATAGAGCATGTGGTACATTTACATTTGTAGGCGGAGGATGTAATAATGCAGCATCTGGTTCGCTTTCTACTATTTCAGGAGGACAAGGTAGTTCAACTATTGGAAGTAATTCTACAATAGGTGGTGGTCAATCAAATAGTGTAAGTGGAAATGAATCTACGATATCTGGAGGTACGGGAAATAATATAAATGGTTCAAAGTCATTTATTGGAGGTGGTCAAGGAAATTGCATTTGTACATCAGGTGTAAGAGCAGTTGTTTCGGGCGGTAGATTAAACACAGCATCTGCATACTATACAGGTATTCTTGGAGGTTGTGGAAACGTAGCATCTTGCGCATGTTCATTTATTGCAGGTATGGGAATTACAACTGATAGAACAGACACACTATTTGTAAACAACCTTTCTATTAAATCTATACCAACATCATCCGCAGGATTACCCGCAGGTTCAGTATGGAATGATCTTGGAACTTTAAAAATTGTATAGTGAAATATATTAAGATATCAAATGTTAATCTATCTACAGTACTTCAAGTATGTTTGATAGTTATGTGCATATTCTTACTTATGCGTAGTCCTAAGCAAGTTTATCCAGTTAGTAAACAAAAGACCATTGAGAGAAGAATTGAAGGTAAGGAAACTATAATTAAAGAACAGGGTAAAGCAATTGATAATAGCAAAATTATTATTGAAGAACTTAATCATGGTCTTTATGATTTACAAGCAGAACTTGAGAAAGTTAAAAACTCCAGAGATACTTTTAAAATTACACAGATCCAGGATACTATGATCCATGTACTTTACCGTAGAGACAAAGAGAAGGATGCAATTATATCTGCCCAGGATACCATTATAGTAGCACAGAGATATATTATAAACTCTCAGGATACTATTATTACATCACAAGCTTTTGATATCAAAAAACTAAAAAGACAGAGAAATATCTCTTTACTACTAAATGGAATATTAACTACAGGATTAATTATCAAATAATGGAAATTGCACAGCTTATACAATGGGGATTGATTGCAGTAACGGGAGTTATTGGTTACTTTCTAAGAATGATTCATACAGATGTTAGAAACAACACTGAGAGTCTAGGAAAATTAAAAGGAAAGATTGAGTTAGTAGAACAAGAGTCTAGACTTAAATACCAAGCAATCCAAGAACAAACACAACTTGAAATCAAGAACTTGGCTAGAAGTGTGAGTGAACTATCAGACGCAGTAAAACAATTAATATTACAAAGATAATGGATACAACAGCAGTAGAAACAACAGCACCAGACTTTGGTGTATTTGCACAATTAGCAGACTATGGTCCGCTTGGATTAGCAGTGCTTGCTCTTGGATATGTTGCTTGGTTATTTATCAAGAGATATCTTGATGAAAATAAAAAGCTCAAAGAAGAGGTAGCAGAAAAGAAAGTAGTAAAAAGAAAAACTAAGAAGTAATGTCATTTGGTCCCTTTGAAGTATTAACACAGTATGGAGTATTAGGCTTTGCTGTATTAGCACTGGGTTATCTATGCTGGATGTTTTTAAATAAACTTCTTAAAAGTGAAGAAGACTTGAAAGCAAAAGTAGAAGAGCTAGAAGGTGATTATAGAGATGACTTAGAAAAGAAACTAGAAGAAAGCACTGAAAGCTCAAAGAGTCTAAAAGAAACTGTATTGATGCTATTTGGTAAAAAATGAAAAAGAAACTTCTTATAGTTGGACTTGGATTTGTTGCTCTTGTTTGTATACAAATCTTTTCAAGTGGACATGAACATGTGGTAGTTGTAGAAGACAATGTACAACTAACAGGTGAGAATAAGAAACTTACTACAGCAAATAAGCGGTTAACAAATAGTGTAAATAAACTAGAAGCTGAAAAAGAAGACTTAATAGAAGATAAAGAGAATCTGCAAGAAATGGTTTCTGAAGTTATAGGAGATTTAGATAGCACTAGATCTGTTGTAAAAGATATTAAAAAAGAATTAGCAAATGAAAAGGATATTGTTCGCAAGCAGTCTACTGGTAAGCAGTTTGAGTTTCAGCCAATCACGCTACCCACTTCAGACGGTGATTGATGGAGACTCTGTAGTTATCCTTACAAAAGCTCAAGCAGATACCATTAATGCAATCTTTGATAGTCAGAGAGCTAAGATTGCACAGTTTAAGCAAGAAACAAAAGTAAAAGATTCTATTATCTCATTAAGAGATACTATGTTAATCTTCTATACCTCTAGATATACAGAATACAAAACAATCATAGAGACTCAAATTATTAGAGAAGATAAGTTAGATACAATCCGGGGTTGGTTATTAGAAAGAGCAAAAGAAGGATCCTGGGTATACTATTCATACATTAATGATGAAATAGTAGCCGTAGACTTATCAGACTATATTGTAAGAAAAGATGATTATACTGGAGATCTTTTATTCTATAAAAGAACAGAAGAATGTCCAGATGATAATAAACAAAAAGAACCGCCTCTTGGTTGGCACACTGACATTGTAAAACCAAAAAGACCTAAACTAAATATTTTTAAATTATGAAAAAGTTTTTTAGAGAATTAATCTCAGATGATAATCAAATCAATGAGCAAGCATTTGTAGGAGTTATATCATTCTTTGCAATGGTATTTGTTCTATTTGTAGATGTAATTACCGGCATTATTGGTAATGAACTTATCATTAAAGAATTTATCTTTGATGGATTCATGTTACTTACCTTAGGTGCATTTGG